GAGATACTTAACAGAATTGAAGAAGAAGAAAACTTGCTTGAGGGTAAAACACCTGAAGAGGCAAAGGAAAAAACTTTTAAAGGATTCGCAGAAAGTAGATCTAAGTAATGTACGAGCAAAGTTTAGTTAAGACAGTTGAACCTGTAAAAAAGACTACTATCAGTCGTCTTAATAAAGGTAAGAAATGGAAATACGGCTACAATAAAGAACACGATATTATAGTGTTGTCTCATAACGGTCAAATAGGTGAGATAATAGAAATACAAGGACTAGTTATTGCGCTACCAAAAGCTCCTAAAGAAGTATACAAAGATCCGAAGAACAAATGGGTGAAATTCGAGTACCCCAAGGAGTTGCAAAGAATTAAAAATATATTCGATTGGAGAAACTATCCGGAAAGCAGTAAAGAAAAATGGTACGATTATATAGACGAGGAATTTAAAAGAAGGGAGGAAGGATTCTGGTTCACAAATAATGGTAAACCAACCTGGATAACAGGTACGCAATACATGTACTTGCAATGGAGTAAAATTGATGTGGGTGCTCCAGATTTTAGAGAGGCAAACAGATTATTTTATATATTCTGGGAAGCTTGCAAAGCAGATAAAAGATGTTACGGAATGTGCTACCTTAAAAATAGACGTTCTGGATTTTCTTTCATGTCGTCGGCGGAAACGGTTAATTTAGCCACTCTTGCAAGTGATAGTAGATTTGGTATATTATCTAAAACTGGATCAGATGCAAAGAAGATGTTTACAGACAAAGTTGTACCTATATCGATTAACTATCCATTCTTTTTTAAACCTGTACAAGATGGTATGGATCGTCCTAAGTCCGAGCTTGCTTATCGTGTGCCTGCTAGTAAGTTTACAAGGAAAAAGATGTCAGCTACAGATGGGTTGGAAGAAATCGAAGGTTTGGACACAACGATTGACTGGAAAAACACTGGAGACAATAGCTATGATGGTGAGAAACTAGCTTTATTAGTTCATGATGAATCTGGTAAATGGGAAAGACCTGATAATATTTTAAATAACTGGAGGGTTACAAAAACATGTTTACGATTAGGTAGTAGGATTATTGGTAAATGTATGATGGGTAGTACTTCAAATGCTTTAGATAAAGGTGGAGAAAACTTTAAAAAACTATACAATGCCTCAGATGTCACGAAACGAAATAGAAATGGTCAGACAAAGTCTGGCTTATACTCTCTTTTTATCCCAATGGAATGGAACTACGAAGGATTTATTGACGAGTATGGAATTCCAGTCTTTACTACTCCTGATATCGATAGACTCACACCAGACGGTGAACTGATAGATGTAGGTGTAATAGATAACTGGCAAAACGAGGTAGATGGTCTAAAAGACGATCAAGACGCTTTAAATGAGTTCTACAGGCAATTCCCTAGAACTACAGAGCACGCATTTAGGGATGAGACTAAAGGAAGTATATTTAACTTAGTTAAGATATACGAGCAGATAGATTATAACGAAGAACTGTCTAGAACTCTAGGAATTACAACAGGTAATTTTCAGTGGGTCAATGGGATTAAAGATTCTCAAGTAATATTTTATCCAGATCCAAAGGGTAGATTTAAAGTTAGCTGGGTTCCACCTCAACAGTTACAAAACAGGATAATACTTAAAAACGGTATTAAATATCCTGGCAATGAACACATGGGGGCTTTTGGTTGTGATAGTTACGATATATCAGGGACTGTAGATGGAGTTGGATCAAAAGGAGCTTTACATGGTTTAACTAGATTCAGTATGGAAGATGCTCCAGCAAATAGTTTCTTTTTAGAATACTTGTCTAGACCACCAACAGCCGAGATGTTCTTTGAGGACGTTCTAATGGCTTTAGTATTTTACGGGATGCCTATACTCGCAGAGAACAACAAACCTCGTCTCTTGTATTATCTGAGGCGTAGAGGATACAGAGGGTTTAGTATGAATAGACCAGATAAAATATGGAACAAGTTGTCCGTTGCAGAAAAAGAAGTAGGTGGTATACCTAACTCTTCAGAAGATATTAAACAAGCTCACGCAGCGGCGATTGAGATGTATATACAAGATCACGTTGGAATGAAGCAAGATGGAACGTTTGGTGATTTGTATTTCAATGAGCTACTAAACGATTGGGCAAAGTTTGATATAAACAAAAGAACAAAGCATGATGCATCGATAAGTTCTGGTTTAGCTATTATGGCTAACAACAGACATTTATATGCACCAAATGCCAAGATAGAAAAACAACCATTAAGTATATATATTTCAAAATATTCAAATACTGGGGGTATGTCTCAAATAATTAAAAAATAAAATGAATAGACGAACTACAAATAATTTCTTTCCTAGCCAAGTTGTTGGTGATGCTGAGAAAATTAGTTATGAATATGGTTTAAAGGTTGCTCGTGCTATTGAACGAGAGTGGTTTGACAATAGCTCTAATGGTAGTAGGTATAACAAGGGATTAAATAGTTTTCATAATTTAAGATTATATGCTAGGGGTGAGCAGTCCATCCAAAAATACAAAGATGAATTATCTATAAATGGTGATTTATCATATCTAAACTTAGACTGGAAACCAGTTCCAATTATCCCTAAGTTTGTTGACATAGTCGTTAATGGAATAGCAGAAAAACTATATGACGTAAAAGCATACTCACAAGACCAAGCTGGGGTTAGTAAAAGAACAGCCTACATGGAGCAAATCCTTGATGATATGGCGATGAAAGATTTTGATGCGGCTACAAAAGAAGGTTTAAATATAGACCTGTCAAAAACACCAAAAGAAGAACTTCCCGACTCAGAAGAAGAGCTAGCATTACACATGCAACTTAACTATAAGCAAGCTGTTGAGTTAGCTGAGGAGGCGGCTTTAGGCGTTTTGTTTAAAGGCAATAACTACGATTTAATAAAAAGAAGGTTCTACCAAGATTTAACAATACTGGGTATTGGAGCTGTAAAAACTTCTTTTAACACGTCTGAAGGTGTGGTTATAGACTATGTTGATCCGGCTAACTTAGTTTATTCGCATACAGAATCACCATATTTTGAGGACATATACTATGTTGGCGAGGTAAAAGAAATTCCAATTAACGAGTTGGTTAAAGAATTTCCACATTTAGAACACGAAGACTTAGAGGAAATATGTAAAAAGAATAGTGCTTATAGAGACATGGGCCGTAGAAATCGTGATAACGATAATAACAAAATCCAAGTACTATACTTTAACTATAAAACTTATATGAACGAAGTTTATAAGGTTAAAGAAACAGCTAGTGGTTCTGCTAAAATAATAAAAAAAGATGATAAGTTTAATCCACCAGTAGATGTAGACTTTAAGTTTTCTAAATTACAAAGAGCTATCGAGTGTTTATATGAAGGAGCGTTAATCCTTGGTACTGATAAATTACTTAAATGGGAGATGGCGAGGAATATGATGCGTCCTAAAAGTGATTACACTAAAGTTAAAATGAACTATGCTATCTGTGCACCAAGAATGTATGAAGGACGAATAGAATCACTTGTAAGCAGAATAACTGGGTTTGCTGACATGATACAACTAACTCATTTAAAACTTCAACAGGTATTATCTAGAATGGTTCCTGATGGTGTTTATTTAGATGCAGACGGTTTGGCTGAAATAGATTTAGGTAATGGAACAAACTACAATCCACAAGAAGCGCTTAACATGTACTTTCAAACAGGTTCTGTTATTGGTAGATCGTTAACTCAAGATGGTGATCAAAACACGGGTAAAACACCTATACAAGAAATATCTAATAGTAGTGCTGCTGCTAATAAAATGCAGGGGTTAATCAATACTTACAACTACTATTTACAAATGATTAGGGATACAACTGGTTTAAACGAAGCTAGAGATGCTTCCACACCAGACGCTAAATCATTAGTTGGTATACAAAAAATGGCTGCAGCAAACTCAAATGTAGCTACAAGACATATCTTACAGAGTGGTATGTTCTTAACAGCAGAAGTTGCCGAATCATTATCTTTAAGAATATCTGATATACTAGAATATTCTCCAACAAAAGATGCTTTCATACAATCTATAGGCGTTCATAATGTTGCTACATTAAAAGAGATGGCAGAGTTACACTTATACGATTTTGGAATATTCTTAGAGTTAGCACCAGATGATGAAGAAAAACAAATGTTAGAAAATAACATACAAACATCTATACAGCAAGGATCAATAGATTTAGAAGATGCTATTGATTTAAGAAATATTAGAAACATTAAGCTAGCTAATCAAATGCTTAAGATTACTAGAAAGAAAAAAGCAGAATTAAAGCAAAAGCAAGAACTTGAGATGACAGAGGCTCAAGGTAAGTCTCAAGCAGAGGCTTCAAAAGCGGCTGCAGAAGCTGAAACCCAAAAAGCACAAGCAGCTCATCAATTAAATATTGAATTAGAGCAGATGAAGGGTCAGATGAAATCTCAACAAATGCAAGAAGAAGCTGAGATTAAGAAAGAGCTTATGCAAATGGAGTTCGAAATCAATGTGAAACTCCAACAAATGAACATGGAGGAGGTTGATATGAAAGATACAAGAAAAGAAGATCGTAAAGACGAAAGAACAAAAATGCAAGCATCGCAACAAAGTGAGCTTATAGACCAAAGATTAAACAAGAAACCACCTAAAAAGTTTGAGTCCTCAGGTAATGATATAATGAGTGGCGAGTTCGGTTTAGGAGCATTTGGTCCTAAGTAAAATTATTAACTATTATTATATTATATTATGGCAGAAAAAGAAGAGCCAATCGCTGATAGCGAAACTGGCAAAATTAAAGTAAAGAAAAAAGAAGCAAAACAACCAGACGGTAACGAAACAAAAGGTAACGTTACTAAGGTTGCAGCAAAAATGAATAAACCAGCTGAAGCTGTCGAACCAACAGTTACAAAGGTTGATTTAAACAATCCACCAGAAGAAAAACCAGTTGAAGAAGTTAAACCTGAAGCTGAAGCACAAGAGGTGGAAAAACAAGAGACTCCAGCATTAGAAGAGATTACTAATGAAACTGTAGAACAAGTTGAAGAGGTAGCTACTGAAGCTGCTGAAGCTATAAAAGAGTCTATGGAGACTGGTGAGCCTTTACCAGAAAACATTCAGAAGTTAGTTAACTTTATGAATGAAACTGGTGGTGATTTAAATGATTATGTTAAGCTTAACAAAGACTACAGTGAGATGGATAATCAAGATATACTGTATGAGCATTACAAGCAAACTAAACCTCATTTAAACGCAGAAGAAATTAACTTCCTTTTGGAAGATCAATTCTCATTCGACGAAGACGTAGACGACGATAGAGAAATACGAAGAAAAAAACTAGCGTTAAAAGAGCAAGTTGCGAACGCTAAAACTCAACTGGAAGAGAACAAATCCAAATACTATGAAGAAATTAAAGCTGGGTCTAAATTAACTGACGACCAACAAAAAGCAATTGATTTCTTTAATAGGTACAACAAGGAAGAAGCGAGTAACAAAGAGGTAGCAGATAAACAAAAATCTACTTTCTTAAATAAAACCGAGCAGGTTTTTAACGACAAATTCAAAGGTTTTGAATACGAGGTCGGGGATAAGAAATTTAGATACAACGTAAACAATGCTGGAGCGGTTAAGGATACTCAGGTAGACATTAATAATTTTGTCAAGAAGTTCTTGAATGAAAATAATGAAATGTCAGATGCTCAAGGTTATCATAAATCACTTTACACAGCAATGAATGCTGATGCTATCGCTAAACACTTTTACGAACAAGGTCAGGCTGATGCTATGAAAAATAGTGTTGAAAATGCTAAAAACATAGATATGAGCCCTAGACAATCACATGGCGCTGTTAGTGCTGGTGGTATAACTGTAAAAGCTTTAGGAGACAACTCCGCTGATTTCAAATTTAAAATTAACAAAAAATAAAAATTAAAAATTTACAATTATGGCAATTACTCCAGGCGGAAGCCTAAATAGTGTACCAGCTCCAGTAGCTCAAACACTATCGACTAACTACTTGGACCTAAACAGTTCAACTGGTTGGGCACAACAATATTTACCAGATCTTATGGAAAAAGAAGCTGAAGTTTTCGGACCGAGAACTATTTCAGGATTTCTTTCAAAAGTAGGAGCTGAAGAATCTATGACTGCTGACCAAGTTATTTGGTCTGAGCAAGGTAGATTACACCTTTCTTATAAAGGTGATATCGATGCGGAGAACGTTATAACTATTCAATCTGATATTGACGGGAACTTTGGTTCTAGTGCAACTTTAGTTGAAGCTGGTATGACAACTCACGGTATTAGATTAAACGATACAGTTATTGTATCAAACGCTAACGTAACTGTTAAATGTTTAGTTACAGCAATTTCAGGTGCTGATGTTACCGTAGCTCCTTACGACGGTGTTGCAATTGCAGCGCTTACAACTAACTTAGCTACAACTATATTGGTTTATGGTTCTGAATATGCTAAAGGTACTGGTTACAACGCCGCTGCTGCTGCAACTGTAGAGTCAAGAGGCGCTAACGAGCCAGACTTTAAAACATTCTCAAATAAGCCAATTATCTTAAAAGATTACTACGAAGTATCAGGTTCTGATGCATCTAGAATTGGTTGGGTTGAGATTACTGGTGAAGAAGGTCAATCAGGTTACTTATGGTATTTAAAAGCTGAAGCTGATACAAGAGCTCGTTTTAACGATTACGTTGAGATGGCGATGTTAGAAGGTGTTAAAGGTTCTAATACTAATGCTGTTGATACTTTCTTAGGAGGTGTTATAGCTGGTAACGATGAATTAGTTGGTACTGAAGGTTTGTTCGCTGCTATTGAGTCAAGAGGTAATTTAACTTCTGGAATCACTGGTGTTAACGCTGCAACTGATTTAGCTGAATTTGACGCTATCTTAGCTGAGTTTGACAAGCAAGGTGCTATTGAAGAAAACATGATGTTTGTAAACAGAGCTACTTCGTTAGCAATGGATGACATGTTAGCTTCT